GCATCACGTTGTTCCGTAAACTCAGTAGGTGTTTTGCAAAGCACTAAGCCGCCGATTTCGATGCTGTCTGGAAAGCGCGTAGTAACGCCGCCCATCAGTACCACCTCGGGGTGATCAGATGCTCTAACTGGTTCCCAGCCCTCACGTAATTTAGAGGTAATGTTAATGACATCCGCAGTGCCTTGCGTGCTAATACGAATCCAGCGGTACGCATATCCAGCTTCCGGTTTCGGGTCTGGTAATAGGTCTGGGATCGCCCACTTGGTGGGGCGCTCAAACTTGTCGCGGGTTTCTAGGTCACGGGCCAAACGGTTAACTTTAGTGTCATTCATATCATTTCCTCATTTCTTCAGCAACCTTACGAGCATAAAGTTCCAATGGAACATTTAGCCGCTTGGCGATATTCACCTGTGATTGACTTAGTACGACCTTGCGGGGCGCAGTACTTCGTGTGGCTGGTGCGACCACGTTCCGTTTGTTGGTGCGCTGAGTAGAAGCATCAGCGGTTTCCTCAGAGTTGAACTTCTCTGGAAACACTTCTCGCACCCGAGCATCGACTTTATCATAGTATTCATCTGACCGTGGGTCAACTCCAGCCTTGACTAACTTATTATGTAAGCCAAGGGCAAAGCTGGTCATCTCATCATCTGAACCGAACCAATCGTTATTCCGTGTCCATGATATAGCTTTTTCGTCAACTGGCTGTTGTATTTGTGCAACAGGCTTTTCTTCCGGGGCGGGGGCAGGTTTGAAGTTATTCACCCGTTCCGACTTCATTTTGATGATGGTCATCTGCTCTTGTGCGTTAACCATAGCATCAGAATCACCCGACTCAAAAGCATCTTTGTATTGCTTTTTGGCATCATTTAATTCGTTGGCAACCACTTTCTTGGCCTGCTCAAGCAACGCTTGCTGGCCTTGATTTAAAGAGCCTTTGAGTTTTTTATTCTCCTCAAAAATCACCTGTGCGGCCCGAATAGCTTCTTCGCGCTCACGTATGGCGGTTTCTTTAGCCCTGCGCTCTTCGTGGTAGCCCTTGGTAAAGTGCTTTAGCCGTTTCTTAGCACTCTCAGTGTAAGACTCTAGTTCCTCATCGGTGGGGTCGGTTGGCGCTTCCGTCATAAGTGCGCGGTTGCGGTCTTCTTCCGGGGTGTCGTCCACCACTTCAATCTCAGGCGTAACCACTTTACTACCTAGCCGGGAAGTCTTCTCTTCAATCTCGTGGGGAAATTCAAATTCAGTTTTTTCCATGTCTGCTCCTTAAACGCGAGTGATGCCACGGGGGTCTTGCACAACAGCTTGAACTGAATCATCGTTAATGATCCTGAATTCCTGCCCATGAATCTTGATGCGAGTCCCGGTGTTGGGCCGTACCAAAATAAAATCGCCGTTTTTACATGCGGCTCCGCTAGGAAATCGTTTCTCATCCTTGAAAGCGTCTGGGCCAATCTTAACCACAAACAACACGGGGGAAAGCAGTTCTTCAAACTGCATCGTCTGCCCAGATTTGATCAGCCCGTTGTCGTACTTTTCATCGGCTTCTGGTAGGATACACAGAATGTGATAAGTCGCCGGTTCTGGAATCTGTTTGGCCTTTTCCTCTGCCGTATTGGGTAACACTGATACCGGCCCGGTGGGGTCAAGTGTCTGACCTATTAGAAGTTCACTCATCCATATACTCCATTTTCTGACGCAGGTCTTGAATATCAAGTCTGGCGAGGTTCAGACCGTAGATTACCCCGCAGATTCTTTGGTACTCTCCAAAGTCTTTAATGCCACCGCGAGTTAATGCGGTAGTTAAATTTTGTTCATGCTCGTTGAGTTTCTTTTCGAGTATGTCTAGCTCAGTCATTTGGGTTCCTTCCGTTCAGACATTTTTTGACGATGGGTCAGGGCGTTCTGCATAGCTTTCTGAGCGTGGACATGACCGCCGTGAGCCATGCCCTGCTGGTGGAGTTCCTGACTCTGCCCCATCTCTTGGGCGTGTTTCTCCTGCAACATCTGCGCTTGGGCTTGTTGCTGCGCCATCTCCTGCTGATGTCTCTGCGCCATCATCTGGGGGTCTTCCCCGGCCTGTCGTTGTTTAAGCTCTAACTCAGCCTGTTTGATAGCCAAGTCTCCCTCAACTTTTTTGGCCTTGGTATCAGCATCTTGTTTTTTAATCTCCAACTCAGCTTGCTGCATCTGCACCAATGGGTTCTGCGCTTGCTCTTGAGCTTCCTGTTGTTGAGCTTTTGCCATGTTCAACTGCTGTAGCTGGACGGAAGCTTGTGCCACTAAGCGGGAAAGCTGAACTTCAATCTGCTCTGGCAGTTTCTCAGTAGGGGGAGGGAGTGGGACGCCCAGTTGCTCTTCAATTTTTCTTCTATATAAGAATGCCAGATGTTCTGCAAGGTGAGCCTGAACCGCCGCGCCGATTTGTTGCGCCATTGGGTTTTGACCAATCTGCTGGGCAATCATCGGGTCTTTTAGGAAAGAAGTGTGGGCCGCGATATGGGCTTCTTGGTCTTGGTACATGAAGGCATGTGTTGGCTCCCCTCGCAAGAACCCCATGTTCTCTGTAATAGGGTCGAGTGGCTGTTCGTCCTCTTTCATCGGTACAAGTTTCTCGGCGTTCTTCACCCCCAGAACCTCAATCATCTGCCGGTGTAACAGTGGCAAGTTGTAAATTTGAGGTGCGCCTTGGGCCAACTGCATGATGGCCTGATACTGCATGATCCTTTGCGCCATCGTGGAGCTATTGGGATCACTTACTGGTATCACTTCAACCATGTCATAGTCGGACTGTTTGGCTAGACGATTTCCCTTCTGTGGGTCGTACTCATACTCCATCGGAGCATAGTCGCGGATAATGTTTTTGAGGAGCTTAAACTCCTGTTTCATAGAGTAGTGAACACGCGCCTGAACGGCGCTCATCACTTTAAGCTGCCTCTCAAGTATGGCTAGTGTTGTACCTACTGGCGCATTGGCGCTCATGTCGCTGACCTTCATATCAGCAATCGAACCTAGCCTACGGCCCTCTTCGGTGATGCGTTCTAACAAACCAGCTAGAACTTGTGACGGCTCCTTATAAGGAAGAGCCATGATGTTGTCGCGCACCGTACCAGACGCTACATCCACATCCCTAAACTCGCCGGGAGCAATAGGCGTGTCGTCCCCCTTGATCCTGAGTCCTCGGGTCTTCAAGCCGCCGGGAAAATTAGACAGTGTTCCTGCGTCTACCAGTTGGCGAATCAGTGAAGTACCCGCACGGGCGTAGCCGCCGATCAGGTGTACAAAGCCAAATCCATAAGCACCAAAACCGGGAATGTAGTCGTACTGGACAAAGTGTTGCCGCTTAAGTTTTAGCTCATCATCTTCTTCCCAGTTTCTATAGATAGCCAGTACCTTATTGCTGCCTTTGTCTATGCTTACTACATAGGGTAGAGCAATGCCATCTTCATCTTCGTATCCGGGCATGTCGTAATCAACTTGGATCTCGTAGATTTGATACCGATCATCGTCCGTTAGCGTGTAGCCTTGGCCTTCGGCTTTCTTTTTCTCTACATCGGTGTGTATCTGTACGGGTTCGCCTAGATCAATGTCGCAATAGAAACCAGCTACCTGTAGTTTCTTGACATCGTTCTTGGTCTTACGCATGGTGTGCGTAACCCGTTCCGCTGTTCGCGCTCCGCTGGAGCCGTAGGGTATAACGATGTCTTCAGCCGGGATAAAGACTGAGGTCTGTCTTCCCAAACTGGGATCGTAGTACACCTTCTTAAACGCCGCTCCAGCCAGACCAAGATTGAACAACATCCGCTCATGTTCTGGGCGGTACTCGGGCATCGTCTCAGTCAATTTAAAATTCATGTCCTCCCGTACACGCTCAGCCGCTTCTTCTTTGAGTCTATCTATCGCGCCAATAATCTCAGTCTTTACCGGGCCAGCGGCGGGGAATGTTTCGATAATTGTTTCGGATTGAAACCGGATCGCCGCTTCGGTCAAGACAGTAGAGTAGACTCCACAAGCTCCATTCCACGGCTCAGTCCTCTCTTCATATTTCATCCCCAAGACCTCTAGCCCACGGACGAACATCTCCACCCAATCCTTGCGACTTGCAATATCTGCATCCACTAGACTCATCAAATCATCAGCCACCTTACCTAAATCGCCTTCATTCATGCAGTCAGCAAGGTTGACATCGAAAGGCTCTTCCTCTTCAACTATCAGGCTTGCTATGCCTACCACTTGTGGTTCTCCAATTTCAATTTCAATCCCACCACTTGAGTCTTCATCTAGAGAATCCATATCCATGTCTAGGGGAGTTAAGGCTTTGTCAATGTTAGTTGCCATATATTCTTTCAGTAAAAAGAGGATCGTCTACCCGATTTAAAATATCTAAGTGGTTCTGGCTCGTCACTGGGGAGACGTAAGAAACCACCCTGTCGAAAACGCATAAGTGCAAGCGTAGTTGCATCTACCAAGTCGTCATGCTCCCCGCTAGGAAACGCAGCGATCTCATCAACAAGTTCTTCTGCCCAGCGGGTTTGCGGAATCCACACCTTACCCGAGGCAATTATGTCGGAAACAGCGTTTAGCCTAGCAATCTTGTCTTGTCCTTTGCTAGGAGTGTACTCTTGCACAGGTATGCCCATAGAACGCAACTCATAGATTAGCGGCGCTCCAGTGGCTTTCTTCTCAATCAGCAGTCCATCTGGCTCCCAATCTTGGTACTCTTTAAGTACATCTCGTTTTAAATCAACCCACTCAACTCGTTTTTTGTACGTGTTGAGCAGGATAATGTTTGGTAGCCCGTGATCTTCGTTGAGGTTAAAGATACCCCATGTTGTACCTGCGGAGTAGTCTGCCCTTTGGTTCTTCTCAAACGCCGTGTCCCAAGTCTGCAAAATATATTCACATTTGGGAGGCTCAGCATGTTCCCACCACTTCCACCAATCCCGCTTGACAATAGCCGACTCGTTGCCTATGGGGTTCTGCTGGTATTGAGCTTGCCATTTAGAGTTTGGAAGTTCT